TGCCGCTGACACCAACAACAAGTGCCGCCGTGGCGCTTGCTGTAATCGCAAACGACGCACTCGCCGCGCCGTCGTAAACCATCAGCGCCGACGGTGAGTTGACCGTCACCGCAATCGCGGCGCTGCCGCTGACGCTTTCAATTAAATCGAAACTCGCCGACGCCGTGACCGCGACCGCCGCCGTGCCGCTGGCCGATTGGACCCGCGACGCCGAGGCGCTTACCGTCACCGCGACCGCCGCCGTGCCACTGGCCGAGAGTGTGACGCCCGGCGTCGCCGTCGCCGTCACAGTGATGGCGGCGGGAGTGCCGAAACTTGTTAGACTGTCGAGTGACGTACTAAGCGCGTCGATGCTGCTTGAAAGCGCGTCGAGTTGTTCAAGCGTCGGATTGTTGCGGTAGTTTGCGACCTCTCGGATCGCCGCCGTGTCCCAAATCGAATTGTCAAGCGAGTAGGGAAGCGCGTCAATACTGGACGACCAACTGTCTAATTGGTCGAGATTTGGGCCGACAACCTCGGCCATGTTAGGCCGCCGTCACCGTCAGGTCGCCAGAGTTGACGCGGAGAACGTCGCCGCTGGCAATCGTCTTCGACGATGCAAACGCGCCGTGGATCAGAAGGTTGCCGCTAGAGCTTGCGTCAAACAAGCCCCAACTCGAGACGTCGCCCCACGACCCGGTCGCCGTCGGGAATGTGACGGTCGCGTTGGTCGCCGCACTTGCGCTTGACGCCGCCGCGAATGTTATCGCCTGACGCGCGTATCCGCTGCCGCTCAATTCGGTGCCGGAGTTGTCGTCGGAAAAACTGCCCGTTGACAATCCGATGTAGACATTCGACGGCATGGTATAGGCGCCCGTGCCGAGAATGTGGTCGAGAATTTCATTCTCTAAATAATCGCTCATGGCGCTCATGTGATTTCTCCGTAGTCGCTGCCCACTGTCAAAGTCCCGCCGCCATAGATTGCACGCTCTTCGTCGGCCTTAATTTCAGAAATTGCGCGAGTAAATAAAGTGTCGTGCTTGGCTTGTCTTGTTTCGTCCATCAGGTAGCCGAAGGCTTCCGCCAGGGCGCCATGCAGATAAGCGTCGGGGTGACGCTGTAGGATTGTGTTCGTCGACGTGTCGCCGTCTAGGGCATCGATGTCGGCAACGTAAGCGATTTCTGCCGTGTAGGTTGTGTCCGGCGTGGGACGTAAATAAATTTCAGTGCCAAGAATAGAATAGGCGACCGGCTTACCGGTTCCGGCACTGGGATACTTTTGATCAATGGCGTTGGGCGTGTAATAAATCAGAGTTGTCGTCGGTGACGTATTCAGCCGCACTTGCCGGATGCGCCGCATGTCGGTTGGCAGTGACACATAGGCGTCGTTTGCCGCCAGTGTCGCAGTAACGCGCTTCTCTTGACTGCGCGTCTCCAACTCGCGGTTCATCCGCGCCTCGGCCATCGTAATAAACTCGGGCGACCGACCGGCAAGGTCAGTTCGCGCAAGCCAATTATCGACCGCCGTCTGCAATTCCGTATACGTCGAGATTGCCATCAGACTGTGCCGCCTATCGTCTTGAACGCACTATTTTCGGGGTCATTCAACCACCGCTTCCATGCCTTCAAATTGTGCTTGGGGTCGCCCAATTTTTTGACAAGCTCGTAATACAAAACACTTGGAATCTCGGCGACCTTTTGTTGGTGCCGCTGAGTGTTTCCGATCAGGTTTCCATAACGCCAATCGTTTGCAAGGCGCTTGTTTGCCGCAATAATTGGGTCGACCGTCTGCTCAGTGACGACGGTCTTCTCGTCGCCATTAAAGTGCATATAAGTCTGCTTGCCGGGGGCTTCGGAAAGTTTGAGTTTCATTGATACCTCTCAAAAGTTTGGGGAGAGCCGAAGCTCCCCCCTCGCTTTTCCGATATTATGACGTGGAGAGATCGAACACTGCGGCGTGAGCCTTTGGTGCTTTTACGATCAAGGTCCACTCACTGACGATTGCGAACTTAGTCGCGTCGCCAGTGGCGGCCACGTCGCTGACTGAGAACATACGACCGGGGAGATGGCCGATGCTGTAATAATCGCTGTCGATCAACAGGATTTCCGTATTTGGAGCCTGACGATCAATGACGACGTTGAGGGTGCCGAAGTCGGTCAAGTACATCGACACGCTCCCGATGATGATTGCATCGGTTGGCGCGTTTGCCGTCATATGCAACTGGTTCGTCACTGCGCTGCCCGAGGACAGATCAGAAAACGCAACCTTGTTTGCCGGGGAAACGACAAGCATATCCGGCTGGCCGCCGTCGGTATAAGCCGCCTTCATTGCGTCATCGATATCGGCCAACGCCAGGGCGTCGTTTGAACCGGACATCGTCGCCGCGTCGGAACCGTCGCCAGTGGCGGCGGAAGAACCGGATTCGACCACGACGTTGGTGATCCATGACAAGAACTTCGCGGCCTTACGCGGGTCGGAAGCCGAGCGGGCTTCGTTCTTGAATAGGGACTTTTCAATGTCGCGGCGTTGCTCAATGCCTTTTAAGACTTTGACGTAAGCCGTTTCCTTATCACGACCGGCCTTGTCAACTACGTCCAGGGTATTGGACACGGACGCGGCTTGCGCCGAAATTTGGTGGTAGTTGCCAAGTCTGGTCGTTACCGTTGGGTTGACGTAGCTGTAGTCAGCGCCTTCGTTGACATAGTTGGTGTCAACGGCGGCGGTGAGTTCTTGCACTTGCCACTCATGGAAAATGCCTTTGGTCGTCTCTTTTGCAGCGTTGCTGAAAAGAGGCGTCTCGTCGGGATCAATCCGACTTATGACATCGGAGAGGTCTTCACGCTCACCGATTGCCGTGCTTGATGTGTAAGTAGCCAATGTGGCCTCCTATTTTTCGAGAAGGTAATTAACGGCGGCATCCATTGCGCCGCGTCCCTTCTTTTTGCTGATGTTAGCGAGGGCGTCACGCCGTCGCCGCTGGTTGGATTGCTTCGTCGATTTTGGTTGTCCAGACTTGGTCATTTTTGGGGCCGATTTTGCCTTCTTGGTCGCCACGGGTTTTTTCTCCATCAACTGGTCGTAGAGCATTGCTTTCCGAAGTACGTTGACGGCACGGGCGTCCGATAGGCGTTGCAGTTCGTCGGAGCTATATCCCTGTCGCTGGGCGTAGGTGACGACGGCAGTCTTTTCCTTTGCCGCACGGTCCTGGTCCACCCACTCGGGGATTAGCTCGTTCATGCGTTCATTTTCTCGAATGAGATGCTCTTGAGCCTCACGCTGCATCTGCGCCTGATGCTCTTGCTGAACGCGCTGCTTTTCGACTTCGACTTGTGCGAGGGCGTCTTTGCGGTCTCTCGCCAAATCTCTTTGCCGCGTATACTCAAAGGGGTCTTCCTGATAAAGATTGTCCCAATATTCTTGAGGCGGCTCTTGCTGACTTAAAGCCTGCTCCAAAACCTGAAGCTGGTCGGCGTACCGTTGCCGGTCTGCCTTCACCGCATCCAGTTCCGCCTCGGCAACCTTGCGTTGCTCGGCGACTTGCTGGGTCTTGCGGGTGTAGTCGCTTTGTCGCATATAAGAGTTGATAAGCTCGTCTTGCGGCACGTCGATTTCCTCATCGCCCACTCGGACGCGGAAAGTTTGTTCGACGTTTTCGACTACGTCTTCCGAATCTGTCTCGTCATCTGCCTCGGGTTCGTCGGTGTCGACTTCCTCGGCATCGTCTTCGACTTCTTCGGTTTCGACCTCCACCTCGTCGGCTTCGGTGACTTCCGGCTTGGAAACTATTTCCTCTGCCGGTTGCTCCTCAACTGTCTCAGCGTTATCCGTTTCCGGCGTTGGTTCAGTTAGAAGTAAATTGACGGCATCTGCCGCCGAGATCGCAGAAGTCCCGTCACGGGCTACTTCGGCCATGTTAAATCTCCAAAATTTTAAGGTTCGACTGCCCTATGCGGGCTTGGTCATTCCGCGAAATGCGAAATTAGTGGACGGCGCCGCCGCCTTCCTCACCAGCGAGTTTGCCCGTGTTCATCACGGACTCGATATTGGTGCGGATGTCGTCGAGGACGTTGATCGCGACGAATAACCTCTCGCGGGTGTCAACGTCGTCTGTCGCCGTGTGCTTCCAAGCATTGTAATAGTGGTCGTGCAAGAATTGGAACGCCTCGTCAAATACGGGATTGCGTAAGACCTCGGCGGCCTTATTCCCCCTTACAATTTCGTCCTCAATGCGCGACATCTACTGCCTCGGAATGTTGGTTGAAATGTCGACGCCGCTGGCGGCCTCAAGGCCGCGCAGTTGCGCCTCGTACTGCATTTCTTGCTGCCGGAGTTCAAACTTCATTTGCAACTCGGCCATCTCAGTTTCGCGTTTCAACTCAAGCTCGGCCTTGGCCTTCTCACGTTCAATCTGAATCTCGGCCTCGGCCTTCGCCTTCTCCAACTGCAAGGCTTGCTGGATGGCTTGATCGTTGCCGCCCTCTTGCACCATTTGCATCTTAGCCTCAAATTTCTGCTTCACGTCCGGCGGCAGATTATTCGGGTCGAGGAAGAAATCGGCGCTGTTTTTGAATCCGGCGTGTTCCAACATTTTCGCCAACGTCTGGCGATACTGGCCGAGGGTCGTCAGCGGATTGTCGATGCCCATCTTCGTTAAGATTTCTTCTTGCTTCGCCGCGACCTGGGCTAACATGGCGCCACGTTGCTGCTCGTCGCCGTTGCCCAGACCGACGTTGGCCGAAATGTCGAACTCGTTTTCCCATGCCGCCGGGTCCATTGTCACAAAGTTGTTCCGAAGCCGAATAATGCGGGGTTGCTGTTGATGCTTTTGCACCAGTTGCAGAATGCACTTCATCAGGCGCTTGACGCCCGTCTCGGCAAATACCCGCGCAATCATTTCGACCTTGCTCTGAGCCGCCGAGATTGTCGCGCTGACTGCCGCCGCCGTCGATGATTGCAGGGCATCGGCGTCCAACCCCATCGACGCCTTCGACAAGCCCGTCCGCATTTCCCGCACACTGTCCATGTAGGACAACAGAGGAAATGCTGCGTCGGCGACGCTGGGGGGTGTGATGGGTTGCACCATCCCAGGCGCCCGCATACGGACGATGCCGCCGGGGCGATTGGAGATCAAGTCGTCGAGATTGACCTGTCCCTCGACTGCGCCGACGCGGGCGTTGTTCATTAGGTAGATGTTGTCGAGTAGCTGCCGCAAGATAGCCGTCTTGGCTTGCTGCAAATCGAGCAACAATTCGGCGACCGACCGGCCCACCATGCGATGCGGCATCAGGATCGGCGAGATGACCGAAAACGGCATCATGTGATATGGCTCGTTTTCG